AGTAGGGAAACCGCCATCGGGGCAAGGCCGAAGGCCGCTCAGTCGTGGCGGTACATGCTAGCGAGCGGGGCGGCACGCAGTGCGCGCCGAGGCGAGCGGTCTGGCATCGGACGGCTCCAGTACTCAGGAGAGGTACTGTACTGAGGCAGTAGGGAGGGACCATAGCGACGGTCGATTGACCGATGCGCCCCCTGGCGCTGCCCATGGCGAGGGCAGACGATCGGCCATCGTGCGCCATCGTCGGCCCCCTGCCGTAGTATGACCGACCGACCGACCGTCGATTGTGTGGCATCGTGGCACACCGCATCGGCATTGACTGGGCATCGACGGCAGCATCGGTCGGCATGGGCATGGTCGGCATGGTCGCTAGCCCTCGCCTCATCCTCGCGAGCATTCGCGAGCCCTCGCCGAGCATTCGCGAGCCATCGCCATCGCATCGTCCAGCTGCCCCGCCAGCCGATCCTCGTTTGCACGACCATCGTTGCGACGAATGTTGCAGCACACACCAGCCCCGCCTCACTGACTTTGGGTCCCATACCCCCGGTGAGCCCCCCAATCGCGGCGAGTCGAAGAGCAATAGGCACCTATCCCTCTCCGCCCCCACTTTCCCAGTTTTACTTTTATCCCTTACCCAGGGACCCCTTTGTCCCTTTCCCATATGAATGGGTCCCATCGAGAAGAGGAATCCGCCCCAGTTTTTTTGCTACGCGGCTTGACAGACTTTGTCCCTTTACCTGTGTGCCCGTGCCCAATTCTGCACGCCTTGCCGAATCCGTGCATAGGCGGTATGGTGCGCCCACGATGAGCATATACAACAGTGGTCACGGTTCGACGGAGACGGCATACAAGAACGCGGCGGCGCTCGACCGGGAGGTGAGCAAGGCTTGTCTCTACTCGGATGACGTTGCGTTCCGCGTCGATCTGCACAAGGGTGAGATGGAGGGCAAGCAAGCGGTCCTCGACATCGTGGAGGTGAGCGAGGTGCTGGAGTGCCTGTTCAACCTGGAGCACCACACTGTGATGTTGCTGCGCGCCCTCGAAAAGTCCTTGGAGGCTGAAGGGAACATGTCTGAGGCTCTGAAGAGCAGCCGGTTCTCCCACGCCCTTTTGACGCTGCGCCGCCTGCTGCGGATGGATCAGCGCCTCGCTTGACACGGCGCTGCGGATTTGGTAGGATCAGCGGCACGGGCACACCGTGCCAGCAGTCACCTTCGATTCGTCTAGTGGTAGGATCAGGGCCAGTAAGCCTTCACACGGGGCACGCGTGAAGGCCGACAGCCCGAAGACGGCGGTTCGATTCCGGCCATCGAGGGTGCTGCTGGTCTTTCTTTGAAACACTTGAAGTTCGCACGGCATGGTGCTGCGGGAGATCCGCAGACGGGTTGGTGTCGCCGCCCTATGGGAATGGGGCGGTGAAGGCTTTGTTCACCCCATGAAACACCGTGCAGCTTCTTTCCCCCGGCGTGGTGTAGTGGGCACACGTAGTCCCGACGCGGTCTTGCGACTGTCGGAGGGTAGAACGCGAGGCGGGTTCAACTCCCGGCACCGGGTGCATTTGCGTCTAGCCGTTCGGTCTGGTATGCTTCCGCCGAATGAGCAACCAACAGCACGAAGTTACCGTCGCCGAGAAGGTCCTGATGCGGACGATCCAGCTTCTTGCTGGGCTGACCGAATACCAGCTTGGGGTCTTGCTGGTCGAGACCAGCGACGAGTGCCTCCGCGACTTTGGGGACAACTGGACTGAGTCGCGGCAAGCCGAGTACATCGTCAAGGCGTGCCTTCTCCTCAAGGAGAAGCCTTGGGAGAACAACTGATGCTCACCTTCCTGTTCTGCGTCGTAGTCGGGGCGTTCCTGCTCATGGCGTTTGGCGGCTGGGTGATGGGGGATTTCGAGGACGATGAAGCGACCTGAGCAACGCGCAGTAGGTGGGAAGGCGAGGGAGTCACGCAGCGAGAGGGGGCAGGGTCCAGTGAAATACCCCGACTCGTTGGTGGACACGGTTCGCGGGCTGTATCAGCTAGGGGAGTTGGGATACACGAAGCTCGCGGTCATGTTCAACCTGCCGCGTTCCACCGTTCGCGACTGGATCAGTTTCCGCAGGCGGGAGAAGCAGAAGGTGAAGGGGGAGGAAGATGGTCGGGGTTCCTAAGTATGACTGGGATGAGGTGCTGGAGGATGTCCTCGACTGGATCAGGGAGGGGAAGACGCTGACGAGCTACTGCAAGCAGGAGGGGAAGCCGTCGCGCAGCAAGACCTGGAAGGCGATCAAGGCCACGCCCGAGCGGATGGAGGCGTATGAGGAAGCGAAGGAGGAGGGTGTCGATGTGCTTGTGGAGAGCACGCTGTCGATGATCCGGTCCACGCCGCAGGTTGACCGCTTCGGCAGGATCGATGCCGGTCAGATCCAGTGGATGAAGTTGCGGCTGGAGCACTGCATGAGGCTGGCAGGCGTGTGGTCGAGTCGCTACAGCCCGAAGAAGCAGGTAGAGCACACGGGCGGGGTGACGTTCCAGGTCATCACTGGGGTGCCAGATCCGAAGGCGGAACTGGAGTTCCAGGCAGCGAAGTTGCTGGACATCAAGATCGGGGATCCTGTGAAGGAGGAAGTGGAAGCGGATGGCGGCTCAGACACAGACAGTTGATCTAGGGTATCGTCCTCGTCAGTGGCAGTACGAGTGCCACATGAGCCGTCAGCGGTTCAACGTCTACGTGCTGCACCGTCGAGCGGGGAAGACGGTGTTGGCGAGCATGAACCTGATTCGTGCCGCGCAGATGCACACGAAGCAGCTTGGGCAGTTCGCGTATGTCGCGCCCTACTTGAAGCAGGCGAAGACCAACATGTGGTCCCTGCTGAAGCAGCGTCTCGAACCGCTGCGGCTTGTGGGCGGCGTCGATGTGAGTGAGGGCGAGTTGCTCGTGCGCTTCGCGAACGGGTCGATCATCCGGCTGTTCGGTGCGGACAATCCAGATGCCCTGCGTGGTATCCGCTTGTCGGGCGTCGTGATCGACGAAGTGGCGCAGGTAGAGCCACTGGTGTGGGACGAGATCATCCAGCCAGCCCTTTCGGACGAGCTAGGGTGGTCGGACTTCATCGGGACGCCGAAGGGCATCAACCTGTTCTCGCAGTTGTATTTTCAGGCTGAGAACAAGAATGGCTGGAGCCGTCAGCTTTACACCGTGCATCAGACGCAGGCGATCGACCCCTCCGAAGTAGAGCGGCTGAAGGGCACGATGTCGGACACGGCGTGGCGTCGTGAGTATCTCTGCGACTTCTCGGCTGCTGGCGACGATCAGTTGGTGTCGCTGACCGATGTCGAGCAGTCGGCGAAGCGTGTCTACACCGAGCGGGATGTGATGGGTGCTCCCAAGATCTTCGGCGTGGACCCTGCGCGCTTTGGCGATGACCGTTCGGTGCTGATCATGCGGAGGGGCTTGCAAGCCTTCGACCCGATTGTCTGGCGCGGTCTGGACAACATGGAGGTGGCGGCGCGTGTCGCGGCGCGCATCGAGGACGAGCGACCGGATGCGGTGTTCATCGACTCTGGTGCTGGTGCTGGCATCATCGACCGGTTGCGGCAGTTGGGCCTCGATGTGATCGAGGTGCCGTTCGGCGCGAAGGCGTTGAAGGCGGACCAGTATGTGAACCGTCGCGCGGAGATGTGGTGGGAGATGTCGCAGTGGATCCGCAACGGTGGCGCGATCCCGAATCGGATGGACCTGAAGCAGGAGTTGGCTACGCCGACCTTCTGGTATGACCCGTCAGGGCGCAGGATTCTGGAGAGTAAGGATGACATCAAGTCGAGGCTAAAGGGTGAGTCGAGTCCCGACATCGCAGATGCGCTCGCTCTCACCTTTGCTGCCCCGGTTCGCTGCCGCGATGCCTACGAGGAGTATGGCGTCAAGAAGGTGAAGGACCGCAAGTTGGACTTCAACCCATACGACCTCCTGTGAAACCTCAACCGTCGCTCACTTGGTTCAGCACCCGCAAGAACAGGAAGCGCAAGACGTTCAACGTCGCGTGGGGCGTGTCGCCCGACCTGGACAGCTGGGACTTGCTGATGTGGCAGCGGACTTGCCAGGAGTTCTGCTTGTTCGACCGTCTTGGCGAGTTGTTCGCCTACTACCGCGACAATCTTCCGGGCGACTTCGACGCTGGCGTCACGACGCCTGCTGCGGATTCTGGTGAATGCCTGCACTGCCCCGACCATCTCGTGGACAAGGTGCGTGACATAGTGGTGACTGCGCAGGGGCACTTCGCCAAGACATACTACGTGGGGGCGCACAATGGGTGATTCCGAAGGTAGATTCCGCTCGTGATCCGACAAGCCGAAAAGTCGGACCTAGACGAACTGGTTGCCTTGGGTGGCCGGTTCTTTCGGGCTTCTCCGCACTCTGAGTTGATGGCGGTGAAGGATAGTGACATACGCGACGGCTTGAGCAACGTGCTGGAAAGCGGCGTGGTGTTCGCGGCGGAACTAGACGGCAAGCTGGTCGGGATGTGCGCAGGAGCGATGACTTCGCTTTGGTTCTCGCCTTCCGTCCAGGTCGCTACCGAGTTGGCGTGGTGGGTTGACCCAGAGCATCGAACGGGACCTAGCGGCTTGAAGTTGCTGTTGTCGTTCGAGGCGTGGGGCATCCGCAACGGTGCGAAGTTCATCTGCATGACCGACCTGATGACGGACGGCGCGCAGGCTGACAACAAGTCGCTGTTCCAGAAGCTCGGATACCGGGCGATGGAGCGAGCGATGGTGAGGGAGGTCTGAATGGGTGGGTTCTCTTCGTGGGCATCTATTTTTGGTGGTCCTACCGTCGCACAGGTCCAGCAGTCCCGCGATCAGCGCAAGCTCCAGAAGCAGGCGTTGAACGAGCAGAAGGCACTACAGGAGAAGGCTCTCTCCGCCGCGAACAAGCAGGCTCGGCTCAACGAGGCCGAGTTGGCGAAGGCGAACCAGAAGCAGCCCGACATGCTTGAGCTCCTGACCGGTGCCCAGCGCGCAGGCAACGCAGGACCAGCAACGATGCTCACCGGCTCGAAGGGCTTGGACCCGCTCAAGCAGAAGCTGCAACGCCCTAGCCTCTTGGGAGAGTAATGGAATCACCCGCCAACGGTCAGCGTCCTCGCCGCGACAAGATCCTCACGAGGTGGTCCGCACTCAAGAGCGAGCGGGCTTCGTGGGTGTCGCACTGGCAAGAGATCTCGGACTACATCGTCCCTCGCGCCGGTCGCTTCTTCGTGCAGGACCGCAACCGTGGCGAGAAGAGGCACGGCAAGATCTACGACAGCACGGCGACGTTGGCGATGCGGATCCTCGGTGCGGGCATGATGGCTGGCGCATCGAGCCCTGCTCGTCAGTGGTTCCGGCTCTCTACGTCCGACCCAGATGTCAACTACTACTACCCGGTCAAGGTGTGGCTGGATGACGTAACGCGGCGGATGCAGGCAGTGTTCCATAGGTCGAACACGTATCGCACGCTGCACACGATGTATGAGGACTTGGCGACGTTCGGCACTTCGGTGTCGGTCATGTTGCCAGACTACGAAGGGGTGATTCACCACTTCCCGATCCCGGTCGGTGAGTTCGCGCTCGCGAGCAACTACAAAGGCCAGATCGACACTTGCTACCGCGAGTTCGACAAGACGGTCGCCGAGTTGGTGAAGGAGTTCGGCTACGACAAATGCACGCTCAACACGCGGCAGATGTATGACCGTGGCGAACTTGATCGGTGGGTGTCCATCATCCATGCGATCGAGCCGCGTGCTGACCGCGACCACACCAAGTCCGACAGCAAGAACATGCCGTGGCGCTCGTGTTACTTCGAGATCGGCGCGGACCCTGGTCAGTATCTGCGCGAGTCTGGCTTCAAGTATTTCCCGGTGCTCGCGCCGCGCTGGGCGGTGAACGCTGGCGACATCTACGGCCACAGTGCTGGCATGGAAGCCCTGCCGTTCGTGAAGCAGTTGCAGCACCAGCAGCTGCGCAAGGCGCAAGGCATCGACTACATGACTCGTCCGCCGCTCCAGGTGCCGACGAGCATGAAGAACCGGGACCTCGACACGTTGCCAGGAGGCATCTCGTTCGTCGATGGTGCGTCGGCGCAGGCTGGCATCCGCACTTCGTTCGAGACGAAGCTCGACCTCAACTACATGTTGGCGGACATTCAGGACGTTCGCGCCGGTATCCGCGCGTCGTTCTACGCCGACCTGTTCTTGATGCTGGCGAACGCGCCGGTCAACTCGCGCATGACGGCGACTGAGGTTGCGGAGCGTCACGAGGAGAAGTTGTTGATGCTCGGCCCGGTGTTGGAGCGTCTGCACAACGAACTGCTCGCGCCGCTGATCGACCTGACGTTCAACTACATGTGGGACGCCGGTCTGATCCCGCCGCCGCCTCGCGAGATCCAAGGCATGGACCTGAAGCCCGACTTCGTGTCGATGCTCGCCCAGGCGCAGAAAGCGGTGTCGGCGAACGCGATGGACAAGTTCCTCGGTGTCCTCGGCATCATCGGGCAGTTGAAGCCAGAATCGGTAGACAAGCTCAACGCCGACGAGTTGATCGACAACTACGCCGACGTTCTCAGCATCCCGCCGCAGATCGTCATGTCGGACGAGCAGATCCAAGACCTCCGCGCCGCGCGTGCAGAAGCGCAGGCTGCGAAGGAGCAGTCGGCGGCAATGGAGCAGCAGGCTGCGTCGATCAACGACCTCGCATCTGCGCAGACATCGCAGCCGTCCGCCCTCACCGACGCGGTGTCCATGTTCAGCGGTTACTCGACAGCACCGCCCCCAGCCGCAAACGCCTAAGACAGCTACAGGAATACCATGGCAGAAGTTACCCCTACCATCACGCCCATCTCGCAGACTGGCGGTCGCCTCGTCACCTGGGCTCTCTCTCCGAACAACCCAGATAACGGTGTCGGCGTGTTCGTCGGCGCAGCGACGGATGTGGCATTCACGGTGAACATCACCGCAGCATTCAGCATCGGGACGCTTACGTGGCAAGGTAGCCACGACAACTCGACCTGGGCCACGCTCAATAACAAGGCTGGCAGTGCGGTTATCGCGACCTACACTGGCTCTTCCGCAGGCATGTTGTTGTGGGGCACGACCGGCTCGATGCCGCTCTACATCCGCCCAAGCACCACCGGAGGAGCCGCTTCGTCGGCCTGCACTGCCATCCTGCACATCAAGGACAGGCAGTAGTCAGAAGCGATGACGATGCCGCATGAACGGTTGAACGCCTTGCATTTCGCGAGGCGTTTCCTTCTGGACCTTCTGGACCCGAGCAAGACTCCGAAGGTCCCTCGAGAGGTGCGCCGCCGCGCTTCGGCTGCACTCAAGCATTTCCCGTTCGACTTTGAGCTAGATGCGCTCAAGAACCACAAGCTCTTCAAGGATCCACTGTGAAAGCCATTCTAGCCTTCTTCCTTCTCGTCGCCGCTGCCTTCGCGCAGAAGTCACAGATCATCTTCCAGAACCTCGCGACTGCACGTCAGACGGCATGGGTGTTTGTCGGTATCCCCACATCCCACTTGCTTCCTCGCAAGGCTGGCTACCTGACGGACAGCGAGACCATCAAAGCTCCATACGTCCGCGAGGAGCGCGGCATCCGAGTGCTGGTGTCGCTTGCTGCTGGGCAGACTGTTTCCCTGACCGCCAACGATTCCGACGGCACACCCGAGCCGTTTGCGTTTCACCCTGCCATCAGCAGCAACCTCCTCGCCATCGCACCGTCGTTCTTCCTTGGCGACGAAGCGCCAGCACCTCCGACGCTGGATCTAGTCCGTGCCTCCGCAGCGGCACAGGTATGGCGAATCCGCGCCCACTGGCCCACCAAGAAGGTGACGGTCGATTGCTGGGCCACCGTTTTGAGCGGCTCGCCTGTGGTCGAGTTCGTGACCCACGCCGTCTACGGGACCACGTCAAACGACGGTCAAGCCCAGGTGGCGACGTTCTCTGAGTTGTCGATGGTGAGTGCCGCGAAGTTGCACCCTGACTTCGTGCAGCGCAACGGTGGTTCGCTGGCAAGCTGGAGCGCAGGGCCAAAGTGGACGCTCACGCTCGTGGCCGCAGGAACGCGCTGGCACCGCGCCAGTCGCTTTGAGACGAGGGGGGCTATCCTTGCCATGCCCGACGAGGTTCGCGAGCAAGCAAGGCCCATGCAGGGGCTCTACACCGGCTGGCAGGGCTCGTGGATGGCCCTCGGCCAGATCCCCGCGCAGACGGCGGACATGGTGCCGTTCCGCGCGCAGTTGCGCGCCGCATACCTGAACCCGCAGTGGGGGGCATATTCGCAGTCTCGCCCTCGTGCGCAGATGCAGACTTCTGGCACGACCGGCGAGCAGCCTGATTTCGGATGGGCCAGCGACCTCGCCGTGGTCACCAACGAGCCGTGGGAGATCCACGACGCGCTATGGCAGTGCCAGTCGTTCGCCCAGAGGCCGACCGGCAACCGCGAACCCGGTGGTGCGCCGATGCAGGCACGCTTGCATCCGAAGGCAGAGACAATCAACCAGCGGCCCGATCTTGGGTGGGGACCGGAGGACCGCCTCGGCTGGCCGGGTGTCAACCAGATCGGCTGGATTCCAGCACCATCGACGGTTCTCTGGACTACGAGCGACGATCAGCATAGAGCCGACAACCTGCTTCACGCGACCCTCGCGCTGACCCGCGACCCGGCGTTGGAAGCGATCGTTGCCGATCACATCCAGCTCGACCAGACCGACTGGTATCTGAAGAACGACGCGCCGCCGTCGCCTCGCGCTGTCGGTCGGTTGGGCTTGACGCGAGCCAACCAACTGTGGCTCGGATTCGCCGACGCACAGGCAACGCTGCGCGATGGTCTCGACGCTGCCGCTCGTAAGTGGCCGGTGGGCCAAGAACCTGCGATCGAAGAGGCCAAATACGGCTGGCAGATGAGCGACGGCAGCGGGCCGGTCTACGGCTGGCAACCGTGGCAGAAGGCCATCGAACTCGGCGGGTTCCGGGCCGCTGCGATGGTCACGAAGGACCCTCGCTACATGGCAGCGAGTCGATCACTTGCGATCGCTTGCGTGCAGCAAGGATGGAAGGAAGTGGGCACTGCCTACTGGCACGCCTACGCGCTGCGTTGGACACCCGATGCGCCGCGTTGGCCTACCGCGCTGAACCGCGACAACGAAGGCTGGACCGACGATGTCTACGTGTCGAGCGCCGCTGCGTCGTGGACGGTCGCCGCGTGTGTCTTGCTTGCCGACGAGAAGACTCCTGTCGGCATCCAAGCCAAGCGTGTCGTGACGTTCATGGGTGCGCCGAAGAACGCGAGCGAGTCGAGGTGGAGGGCGATTCGTTGAGCGGTCACCTAGAGCACGCGCCAGAGTTCATGCAGTTGGCTGGCATCGATCCTGACACCGCGAAGCTGATAATGAAGCGGCTCAAAAAGGGTCACAAGGAGTATGGTGATGCAAGCTACGAATTGCCTCCACCTTCGCTGTTTGCCGAGATTGAGCAAGAAGCGCAGGATCTTGTCGGCTGGCCTTTCATCATGTGGCGCAAGATGCAGTTGATACTGCAAGACAACAGGTCAGCACCTGCCAAGCTTTATGCTGAAGAGGTTGCGAAGGCTATGGTGCTCGTTGCCGCCGATGCTGGCGTCATGCTTGAGCACATTCGCGAACTGAAAACTCAGTTCACGTAATCGAGGGGGCGCATATTATTCCACGAGGGGGGTAATTTCCCGCCCGTGGTCCAATACGACCCGCACGACCTTGGAAGCGAAACTCGCGTTCGCGAGCAAAAGCAAGCTCGCGACCGTTTTGATGCTGAAGGTGATGCGGCTCTCGTGCGCTGGATTATGAGCGGCAAACGTGGACGTGCGTTCATGTGGTGGCTGCTCTCCGAGTCTGGCATCTGGCGCTCGTCGTTCAACCCCAACGCTATTCAGATGGCGTTTGCAGAGGGTAATCGGAACTTCGGGCTGAAGGTGCTTGAACAAATCCACATCGCTTGCCCCGAACTGGAGGCAACGATGCGCGAGGAGAACAAGAATGGCAGAGTCGATGCTGACGCAGAGCGAGCAAACTAACACCGCTACTGCGGCAGATACTAAGCCTGTCACCGGAGCGCCGGAACAGGGTCAGCAGCAGAAGGCTGAGGGTCAGAATCCGAAGGGGGACACCAACTCCACCTCGGATCAGCAGAAGGGAGATTCCACCGCAAAGGCTCAGGCAGATGCGGCTCCGTATGAGGTCAAGACGCCGGAAGGTGTTGACTTCGATGCGGATGTACTCAAGTCGTACACGGACATCGCCAACAAGCTGAAGCTGCCACAAGAAGCCGCGCAGAAGATGCTGGAGCAGATCGCCCCTCGAATGAAGGAGCGTGCTGAACAGCAGATGAAGGAAGTGCAGGACCAGTGGCTTGACGCCAGTAAGTCGGACAAGGAGTTCGGCGGCGACAAGCTGAA